TTGCAGTACGTTCTTGGGATGTGATTGGAGTTCATATACTGATGATGTTGTTGATGGTGACTTGGCAAACTTGCTGACTGCAGGTAACTGGGATGAATTTGTGGTCAGCACTGGAGTGCCAGTAGGCTCTATCGTAACTTGGAGTCAAGCAGCCAACGGAGCGCAGAATCCACCAATAGCTGATAATGGTATCTACCAAGTGCTACCGGGAACTGCAGGAGATGTGTTCTTGATAAGCTTCACGGCTGATATCGTTGTCAATCCGATATACATAGGTTTCTCTGACCTCACAACACCAAGCTATAACGTAGTGACTGTTACTGGTGTTAACATCAATCAAAATATAGATGGAAGATACACAGTCTTGGTTAGTAGTGCAGTCGGATTGAATCTTGTCATATACGGCTTTGCAGGAACATCGGATTTCATCATCAACGATGTGCAGGCGTACAATTTGACCGATAATGGTCAATGCTTTGTACCAAACACTGCAATTTCATCAGGCAGATATTGGCAATATGTAGAGTCGGTGAATGGGTTTCAGTTGAAGTCTTACGATGCAAGCTTCAACAACATCACAACATCTTCATCGCTTGTACTGAATAATCACTACAAGATTACGTTCAGCATAATGAACTCGACTGATGGGAATGTATTCGTCAACAACTCAGGAGGTTCGTTCTATACTGCCAATGGCAACGGAGACTACACAGTATACTATACGCACAACGTAGCGACTGGCGCAATCAATTTCACAAGTGATTCACTTTTTGATGGCATCATCTACGATATTGTTATCGAGGAGATGTGCTATGACCATACTTTTGAGGTGCTTGATAGCGATTTGAATCCAATCAGTCAAGCATACGATGCGAGCGACTTGACATATCCCATCACCTACTATCAAGATCGCTTGGTCTGGAAGTTCCAGCTAAACAACTTAACGGACCCTGATGGGTATCCATTGGTCATCGAGAATGGATGCTACTATCTGCGTGTCACTGACTGCTGCACATCTGAGCAAACTGTCAGCACGAACTTCATCAACTACTCGACAACCGGATGGGATTGCTCTTTCTGGGTGGAGGGCAACAACGATGGCTTCGCTTTCGGTTTCTTCTTCAGTGACCCAAGCACTGCCACTACCTTCAAGTTGGTCCAACGCCTGCGAGTCCTTCAGTTCAATCCAGTCTACCCGGCAGTGAGTGAGGAGTATTTGTTCAGCAATGGAGGACGTAGTAGGAGCTTTGCCCAGAGCAGTAAGATTCGCACTGCATGGTTCGACTACGTGGATGAATTGACACATGATGTCATACGCTTGCAGATTCTCAGCGATGAGTTAATCATCAATGGTGCGCAATACTTCTGCGAGGCTGAAGATTACGAGCCTGAGTGGGGTCAGAATGGACGATATAACCTTGCGCAGAGCAGAGTGAATTTGATTGATGTGAACGAACTAACACTATACAATAAATCGTGCTAAGAGGAATAATCACAATGGCTCTGAAGCATCCGTTGTACGGCAGATACGCCTACAACTTAGCTCTGAGCATCAAGTCAGCTGACCCTACTCAGCAGGTGTGCGTGATTGCCGATGATGTCGGTATCAGCCATCTGCACGAAGGTCAGCGAATGATATTCGATAAGATAATCAAGCCATCTTCCGAGTGCTATATGCGAGACGGCAAGACCGTGCCACTGGTCTGCAAGTTCTATCTCAACGAGCTGACACCATACGAGCAGACATTGTTCGTTGATGCAGACATGATATTCAGTCCGTTGGCTAAGTTCAATGAGTTCTGGGAGCAGATGCAAGGCATAGAGTGGACTATGGCGAACAGAGGGAAGAATGATCCTGACAAAGGAATATCAGAATGGGTCAATGCTGACAAACTCAAGGAAGCCTATGACGATATCGAGCAGTGGGTGGACCTATCGAGTGAGTGGATATGTTGGAAGAAATCCGACCTATCTGATAGTATATTTGTAAGTGCAAGGCAATACTATGACGAAGGCAAGCTGACCACTCGTAGCTTCGCAGGAGACAAACCTGATGAACCATTCTTCAATCTTGCGCTGAACAAAGTGAGACATCTGCCTCATGCTATGCCATATCAACCTACCTACTGGCAACCAGCAGTCAAGCGAGTGCTTGGCTCGGTAGAGATTAAGAAACAATACTATGCCTATTCCGTAGGTGGTAGAATGATGACCAAGCAGCAGCAGAATATCTATGAAGAATTCTGCAAGAACGCATCCTATCGGATGAATATGCCGACCTTAAAGGTAACACACAAGATGAATCAACTACCCGAAAGAACTGTAATCTAATGCCAGCAATCTCCCCCTCGTTTCTTGAACCGTACCTGATGCAAGGTCTTCGACACGAAGACTACGATGATGCCGTAGAAATGTACGAAGAGCTGGAGACCCATGCAGATGGTGAGTATCCCGGTGAGCTGATTGACCAGCGAAGACCTGCCGAGAGTGATGAGATAAAGCACTACCGCAAGAAAATCTTCGTGCCGATCACGAAGCCAGTCTTCACGAAGGTCTACAACTCACTCATGAAGATTCGCAAGAGTCAGGACTGGATGATTTCATTCCAGAATGAACTGCCTGCGGTGATTGCTGAAGACGAGAGTCCTGAGAAGTATCTGATGTATAAGATGCCTCGCAATGGTAGTATCACCAATTGGATGTTCAGCGTGTGCTTCAAGCAGTATCTCATCGATGCGAATGCTGCGGTGCTGACTCTGCCTACCAACTGGGAGAAGCAAGACAATCAATACTACGAGCCTTATCCGATGATCTTCAATTCAGAAGATGTGCTTGACTACAAGGAAGGATTGTACTATGTGTTGAAGGAACACGATGAAGATTTGTATTGGGTCATTCAGCCTGATATCATTCAGAAGTTTGAGGTCAAAGATTACGCAGTGCGTGAGGTATTTCAGATGGTCAATACGCTTGGTTATATTCCAGTGCGCCATCTGTATGGCATGATCATCGAGAACTACAAGGATCGTGCGTTGTATGAGTCACGCATCAGCGGTATCGTGCCTAAGATGAACGAGGCTCTGCGTGAGTACAGTGACTTGCAGGCTGAGATCGTGCAGCACATCCACTCTACTATGTGGTCCATGCAGCCTCAACAGTGTGGACGATGCAAGGGTCTTGGAGAGATTCCAAAGGAGAACTCAGCACCTATCAAGTGTCCATCTTGTTCAGGCAAAGGACTATTACCATTGAATCCGTTTGAGCATCTTGTCCTGCCAGCACCAAGACCGGGAGATCCTGCGATACCAACGCCTCCCATCGGTTACGTACAGAAGCAGACCGACATCGCCAAGCTTCAAGAGGAGCGCATTCGCCAGCATATCTACGATGCGCTGAGTGCTATCAACATGGAGTTCCTTGCTGATACACCGCTGAGTCAGTCAGGTGTTGCCAAGCAAGTTGACCGTGAGGAGTTGTACTCGTTTGTTCATAGCATCGCAGAGGACATCGTACGCATTATGGATGAGATTATTTACGATATCTGTGCATGGAGATATTCAGGAGTGACCAGCGACATCCGTGCGCTGCTGCCATATATACCAGTGCCTGAGAGGTTCGATATGCTATCGGGCAAGGTGCTTGTGGATGAGCTGACATCAATGGTGAATGCAAAGGTTGACCCGGCAATCATCAACGCTGCACAGATAGAACTCGCAGGCAAGAAGTTCAACGATTCAGAGGTGAAGGACTTAGTGGTACTCAAGCTGAAGCTTGACCCATTCGCAGGAGTACCGGAGGAGAACATCAGTCTGCAACGGATGTATAACGCTATTGACCAGAACGACCTCATAATACACGCTAACATCAATAAATTCGTGACAAGAGCTTTGGAAGAGGTGCAGGACTTTGCCAATCTCAGCTACGCTGACCAGATGGCGGTGATGCTCAGATATTCGCAGGAACGCAGGGTCCTGCCTTCTCCTGCCCCGACTGCTGCTGATGCTGGATTGTAATGGCTACCCAAGCACAAATCATAGAGAAAATCACTGAGCTGATTGAGATGCGTGTCAGCCAATGGAATGAGCGTATGCCTCAACTCCAACGGCAGTCCTATGATGTGGTGCTGAATCTTACTGCTGACCTCGATACCGATGCGGATGGTAAGATTAAGCCAACTGCTAAGAACATTAAGACAATATCACGCATAAAGGACGAACTGAACCGGGTCATCTTTGATAAGAAGTATCAAGACGATCTCGACCTATTGCTGGAGGACTACAATGAACTGACCAAACTTCAGAATCAATACTTCACTGCAACGGTAGGCAAGTTCAAAGTGCCGAGTGTGATGGAGCAGATTCAATCCCTTGCAAAGGAAGCCGTAGTCGACCAGCTTGGTCAGGATGCGATAGGGGTGAACTTCGTAGACCCGGTGAGAGACATACTTGTCAAGAACGTGACAACTGGCGGAAGCCGTGCAGAGTTCATCGAGCAGGTCAGAGAATTTATGCTTGACACCGATGCTGGAGATGGCAGATTAGTGAGGTATACTAAGCAGATTGTCACTGACTCACTGAACCAATACTCAGCCAACTACAACGCAGTTCTAACGGATGATCTTGGCTTGGTATGGTACAAATACGATGGAAGCCTGCAGGACACCAGCAGACCTATCTGCGATGCGCTGATACAAGCCAAGCGTAGCAAGTGCATGGAATATATCCACCGCAGCCAGCTCGATGATATCGTCAATGGTTATGTATGTGGGGAGCGAGTGCCAATCTACGAGAAGACTGGACTGCCACAAGGCATGATACCAGGCACGAATGCTGCTAATTTCCGCATCAATCGGGGAGGATACAACTGCAATCACCAATTATACCCGGTCAGCGCAGCCGTAGTGCCTAAAGAATTGCGTGACGAATTCGCTAATTTGTAGTGTATATTTGTAAAGTATGGATCAGAAATTTTGTAAAGTAATGAGAGACGGCAAGGAATGGTTTCAGTTCCCATCTGTCAATGAAAATGAAGTCAGGATTATGCTGATGAAACAAGGCATCGATGGTGTCTGCGACATCCTGCCAGTGAACTCCGAAGTGAAAGTCATCAAGGAGACTGTCATCGATATGAGTAAAACCAAGCCGAGAAAATCGGAAAAACAAATATGAATTTAGCTGAATTTATCCAATCAATTGCTGACCGTGTAGGTATTGACAACGCTGACGAATCATTGAAGTCAGTGGTCACCAATCCTGCGCTATCGAGCGTGCAAGTTCCGTCAACTATTGCATCTGCCATGCAGAGCAAACTGATGACTGAGGACGAAGCCAAGTACAATCCAGTGGTGAAGAAGCACTTCACTGCAACTGCTTTGTCGACCATTGATACCAAAATCAAAGACGTACTTGAATCGTATGAGTTCGATGACGAAACCAAGTCAGCAATTCTTGGTGAGCAATCTACTTACAACCGTATTCCGCTATTGGCGAAAGCAATATCGGATGCAAGAGAGAGAGCAATCACTGCGACTGGAGGCGAGAAGAAAGCGTTGGTTGACAAAATCAACGAACTCTCCTCACTCTATAATGCAGAGAAAGAAGCTCGCAAGAAGGATGTCGAGACAGTCAATAGCCAGTGGCAATCTCAGTTGACCGACAAGGAACTTCAAGGGATGTTCGGCAGTTACAACTATGCACTTGACCTTGACAAGGATGTCACCGTAGCCACTGCACGGAACTTGTGGGAGAAGAAACTCAGAGAGAAAGGAGGCAAGTACCAGTACACTGCTGATGGCTTGAAGCTTGTCAATGCAGAAGCACCTGACCTTCCATTCACAATTGACAACAAACAAATAGATATCAAGACATTTACGGAGTCCGTGCTGGCAGAGGCGAAGTTGCTCAAGGTGAACAACCCAGCACCTGCGCCCACGCCTGCCGGTGTGCCAATACAAACACCACTACCGAACAAACCTATTGCACCTGCTGCCAAGTCACAAGTGAGTAAAGCTCTTGCGGACTTCCGTGCAGGTTCTCAATCATAAGCAATCGTTCATCGTGATAGGGCGCAAGCCAAGATAGTATCAAGGTCTTCGGACAACAAAAGCAGGGCGAAAGCCAATACAAATAGTACCAAACTTAACTCTTCAAATATCTTATAATAAAATGGCAAACGGATATTGCGAAGCCCTGCTCTTGCACTTAGATAGCATCGCTGGGCAAAATTATCCCGGACAAAAAGTAACTATTCCGGGTTTCTTGAATATGTTGGTGACTTCACCTGATCGTCCTACTCCTTTGCAGGATGGATACGTTGGTGGTCACTATCGCCAAGTCAACGTGAAGTATATGCCACGCACTGTTGTTGCGCAGGTATCTACCAGTGACTCTTGCGGAATCGACCTGCAACCTGCATACAAAGAGACAACTGTGAGCGTGAACAACGTGGCTCAGACTGGTCTTTGGATAGCTGATGACACTGTTCGTCAGTATTGCGAAGATGCTTCTCGCACTGTTGCAGTTGGTCAGCCTGCCACGCAGATGATGACTGAACACCTGCGTGGAATCCTTCATGCGATGAACGGAATCTATCAGAAGATGGAGAACGTTCTGACCACTGCTATGGCTTCTTCATTCGGTAATCACGTTGCTACTGGTACTGCTACTGCCGTAACAGTAAACATCGAGCAGGACGGAAACCTGAATGATCTTGGCACTGGTCTGACTAAGCTTCTGACTGATGCTGCTGCAAACGAATTCTGCGGAACTCCGATGTTCGTTGGCGCACTTGGTTCACTCATGCACGCTTACTCCATTCAGAAGAATCAGAATGCACTTGCACAAGCTATCGGCTTCGACCCATCAGCTCTTGCAGCTAACTTCCAGTTCTTCGCTTCCGGTCAGACTGGTAGCACTTGGGGTGCGCAGCACGTAGGTATGTTCGCTCCGGGTAGCGTTCACCTTGTAGAACGTCAAGACAACGTAGGAAGCTTCGCAGGTCAGCGTGGCACTTCGTTCTTCACCACAATCGTTGACCCCCGCACTCAGTGCTGGACTCCGAATGGTCTTGGCAACATTGCATTCGACCTTCAAGTCAAATACATTGATTGCCCTGAAGATGCGAACAATCTGCCCAGCGGTTACCTGAACACTGAGTCATTGACTGGTCGTGGATATGCTCTCTACATCAAGAAGCGTTATGGCTTATTTACCACTCCAAAGGATGCGTTCGATGGCGGTGACCGTCTTGCTGGTAGCAACGGATCTCTGCGTTATGCAATGACAAATTCCTAATTGAATGGTGTTGTTGACCGGGCAGGACTTGACTGTACCTGCCCGGTAACGCACCTAACTCATCAACTATGGCTCACTGCTTAGACAACTATATTGGATTGCGTGGTTGCGGTAGCACCACACCCCCATCGGGTTTGTATGTGAACGACCTGCCGGGAATGAGCTTGGAGAATCTGGTCACGTTGACCAATACTGACGAGCCTACCTACTCAGACATCTGGACTATGGTGCAGACTCGTGCGCAGAATAGGTTCAGTCTTGATGTTCGTGAAGCTATGGGCAAGCATTACAAGTTGAACAGTCTAATGCAAGGAATCAACGTAGGTAATGATGTAGGGAGTCTTGCAGCAAATGTGCCTGCATATACTGGATTTACAATTGAGTTGATAGACCAGAACTATGAGTTCGTGCCTTCTCCATTTGCCAGCATTCATGTGCAGCAGATAAAGTTCTATTGTGATGACACTGTGAATGGAGTACCATTTGAGATTTGGGATTTGGATCCCTCAACCTACACTAATCAAGTGAGATGGAGTGCAACGATAGATATTATTGAGGGAGAAAATGTAATTGAAGTCAATCAAACATTCCACAATCTATACATCAGTCCATCATGGAGACTTGCGATAGTTGTAGATAGTCAAGCATTGACTGGATTGATGTATAACATGGAATTGCCATATAGCCGTTCAATGATGTCATGTTGCGATGTGCGGGTACAAGGATTCAATTTTAATAGTGGACCATTGACAAATGCAACATTTAGCAATAATACCTACGGAGTTAGTGGTATCTTCAGCATCGTCTGCAATTGGGATGCCATGATATGTCAGAATAAGACCTTGTTCAGCCGTGCATATTGGTACTTGCTGGGCATCGAAGTCCTGACTGAGCAGTTGTATAGCAGCAAACTGAACCAGTTCACGACAGTCAACTTGCAACGATTGAATGAACTCAGGGCAGAGTATCAAGTCGAGTACAGTAAGTCATTGGAGCAGGTTGCAGGTGGCTTGAAGCTATCGTGCGACTGTTGTATCGAGTGCAATGAATCAGTACAACTTAGAGAAGCAACACAATTCTATTGATATGAGAAACAAATGCGGGTGCAAAGGCGGTAGGCGTGGAGGCAAGAAATGAGTGCCACGTACACTATTGATATCAAGGAACTCAAAGACCTGACGGATTCTCTGCTCAGCTTGGAGGAGACTGATTCATTGTTGCGTGAGATATCAACCACACTGCTCGCTGAGATGCGTGATCGGATTCATGAGAGGGGAATCAAGTCGGACGGAACGCAGATAGGTACGTATTCAAATTCCTATCTTGACTACCGGATCGAGCAGGGCAAGGGGAGTGCCAGCAATGTGACGTTGTTCTTCACCGGGCAGATGCAGAATGATTTCAACGTAGCTCCAATTGGAGATAATGCCTATGGATTAGGATATAGCAATAGATTGAATTTTGACAAGGCTAACTGGGCAGAAGACCGTTTCGGTATTATCTTCCAACCTACTGAGCAAGAGTTCCAACAGATTGAAGATGTCGCTGCTGAGTTCATCACAAACACACTAAAGTAATGCCATACCTCAACGAGATTGTAGACATAGTCAACACCACTCTTGCGACTGGTAAGTTGAAGACTTACAACCGCAAGCTCTTCGGTGTATCTGAGTTACTGCCTCGTAATTTTAACAACGCACAAGACACAATCCCTGCACTGGTGACCAACTTCGGCAGCACGATGTTCAGCGGATTCGATGACAAGTTCGACATAGTAATCTATCACCGCTGCCTCAGTACAACTATCGAGGAGGGTGCAGTGCTTTTCGGAGATGGACTCAACACGGCAAGAGAAGTGGCTGAGATGCGGATGCTTGTCTTTGGCAATAGAAAAAAGCTATCACTACAACCACAACAACTGAGTTTCCTGCTATCATCAGGCGTTCAGCAGCAGCTTGCATCCTCGCAGATTAGCAGCTATGCAGGTCTTTTCGGTTGTATCATTGAAGCGAACACAACGAATTACGATGGCGTTGGTATCTTCACCAGCGAATACAAGCTTGCAGCAAGTAGGTATCCGGTTCATCCGGAGCATATATACTTGGCTCTCGACTACACGATAACGACCGATTACGATATCACGTGCATCAACGATTGCTCTAACTGTTAAAACTAAGAAACAATGTCAGTATATTATCCTGCCAGTAATTGCGGAGGAGGGGCAATTCCGCAATACTCATGTAATCCTTGCCCAGAGTATGAATACTCACGTATTCGCTCGATAGCTTTCGTCAAGAACACATTCAGCTTCACCGATCCATCGGACCCGACCGAATGGAACACTGGTCTTGGCAACGGTGACATCATCGTGATCTGGGCAACCAGCGGAACTTATGACGGTGGTACTATCGAGGAGCTTGTTGGCTTTGGCGATGCAGAGACTCAGAACGGAGGCTCTACGCATATTTTAACCTACAAAGACCCGAACTCGACTGCGAACTGTAACTTCTACAACGCCATCAAGAACTCGTCTGACTACACTGTGTGGTTCAGGACTTCCAGCAAGATTTGGGGTGCAGGCGCACCAGTGACTATCACTCCGAAGATTCCGGTTGCTGATGACCTCAAGGCGGTGTTGACCTATGAAGTGCAATTGAAGTGGCAGAACTCAAGCCTGCCATGTCCTTACGACACTCCTGACGGCATATTTGACCAGTGCTACGTGCCAATCGTTCCTTGATGAATTATATTTGGGGAGGGTAACACCTCCCCACTTATTTGATTATGTCACCACAACAGAAACAACAAGTAGTCACGAACCTGCATCAGTGGTTCACGCTGATATTCCTGCCAGTCATTGCGCTCTTGCTTGGCGATATGTATCGAGACTTCAAGCAGACGAGAGATAAGGTCATCATGCATACTGAGAAGATTCAAGAACACGATAGGCGAATAAACAACATAGAAGGAAAGTTCTATGCTCGTAAGTAGCAGTAAGCTCATACAACTCTACGGTGATCCCACTGTCGCAACGCAGGACTGGGAACACAAGAACATGACCTACTATCGAGTGCCGGGTTTCGTCAAAGAGAAGAACCCATTTTTACCCAACGTGATCTATATGCACCGCAAGTTCGTGCAGGTTGTGGATGTTTGGTTCACGGCACTGACATTTGCGGACTTGATTCAAGAAATACGCACCTATGACGGATGCTGGGTAGTCAGGAAGAAGCGAGGAGGAAGCACACTAAGCATTCATTCATTCGGTATGGCGATTGATTTCAACGCCAGCCACAATCCCTTTAAGCATACACGCCAGCAGGCTATCGACAAAGGTCTAAAGCCGTTCAGCGAGAAGTTCATTCAAGCCAGTCGGCAGTACGTGGATTGCGGAGCTGACTGGAAGAGTCCAGTTGACCTAATGCACTTTCAAATCAAAATAGAAGATTCTTATGGAATTTAATCTCGACCAAGCACGATTATTCTATCGTGACACGCTACCTGCAACTAAGCCTGATAGTCTCATAACCAATCGTGACTTGCTCATACTTGACAATGGCGATAGCTACGTATGGCAATCAACCGGGTGGGTGAAGGTGACCAATCCATTGAAGGGCGCAGTCGGTCCGCAAGGTCCTGCGGGTCCTCAGGGTCCTCAGGGTCCTGCTGGCAGTGGTGGTGGTGTAGGTAGTATCGGAGGAGTGAGATATGTCACTACGTGGGCTGAATTGCAGTCTGCGTGGCAATCGTTAGGTAGTGTGCGTAGCATTCACCTCGCTGCCAACATAACCATGCAGGATACACTGACGATTCCTGCTGCGTACAATAACATACTTGAGTTGGACGGTCATGGCTTCACGCTGACGGTTCCGACTAATGTAGCCAACGGATTCTTCAGATCCTACAATAGTCTATCAGAAGCCAATGCAGGCATAGACTGTCAACTCCGCTTCAAGAATGTGACTTTCTTAGGTTCAGGAAGAACATCGAATGCAATAAACGTGCAGGCAACGTATGGCTCTTCATTCGAAGGATGTAGGTTCTACAACTTTGCAACCGCAATCAAGTGCGGATGGATGATGGGTACGCTGGTACATCAGTGCTACTTTTGGGAGAACAACATCAGCATCGACTTCGACTACGCTCGATTCACCGGAGGAAGCAACTCAGCAAGCCAGTGCAATCATTCAAAGGTCACAGAGTGCAAGTTCAGACACTCCGCAGGTCAGTTCGCAGCAATTCGTGCTATCGCAGTCAGTGGTTTGCAGATTCTTCACAACATCTTCGAAGGCGTGCAGGCAGGACCGCAGTACGAGGTATTCTTTGATGACAATGCAAGCAATGTGGTCAAGGAGGTCTTCATCTACGGCAACCACGTAGAGCAGCAGCCAAGCATTGCAGCGTTCCACGTAAGACTGAAGGACGGATACGCTCATGTTGGAGGAATCTACTCGCAGTACGATTGTACGCTCATCAGCTTCGATGCGAGTGCTTACGGCAAGATGATTGTCGACACCATACCATACCTAACATCAGGCACTAAGTTCAATAACATCAACACGGCAGGTCGCTGGCAGTTCATCAATCCACCTGCGACATTCCTTATCACGGATGCGAGTAGATGGCTGAGTGTTTTGCCTATCAACATAAGCATCAACGGCTATGATACTAATGGTCAGAAACAATACTTGCAAGGAGTCAGCGTGAAATGATAATCATCATCCCTCAGAACTCTCACTACTCAAACGGATGGAGTATTGGCAACACTCACTGGGGAAGGACCTCGATGAGTTACATGGTTAATTTCAGTGCATCGTGCTTGGAGTTGCCCGGAGTGTTTGAGTGTGATGGAGACTTCAACAAGCTCTTCGGCTGGTCGTATGGGTGGCATCACCGCAATAGCATCCGCATTGGCTGGAAAGCAGTTGATAACAAGATACGCCTTGCTATGTATACCTATGAGGACGGCAAGCGATACATCAAAGGATTTGCTTGGGCAAATGTAGAGGTGATGAATCAAGTCTCTATCAACTATGACCCGGTGACTGGTGTCATCGAGTTCAAGCTGAACGACAAGTCAGCATACATGATGTACTCCAAGAAGCCATCGATAGGATACAACTTGATGCCATACTTCGGAGGTCAATGCCCTGCGCCTGCAACAATGCAAATACAACTACTATGATTAAGTGGAGCAACTATTGGAAGCCTACAACCAAGACCATGAGAGCAGTCGGTGATACTCTGCTTGGAGTCGGTACGCTGGCATCAAGCTACGGGATCATGGAGGGCGAGAAGGACATTGCCATGCTATGTCTTGGCAGTGGCGTGGTAGGTAAATTCTTAACTAATTTTACCAAAGATGAAGGTAGAACTCCTCCTGCTGACTCTGGCGATATGTCTGACGATAATCTACCACAATCGTGATACTCGTCATCTTGATACCAGTTCTCATCAGCATTGTACCTGCGTGTGCGTGGATAGCACACAAGTCAAAACCAAAGAATAGATATGTTCAGTCAGAATCAAGAGGAGAAGTACATCCTTGAATATTTCAAAAACAAGGTAGGTCGCTTCCTTGATATTGGTGCTTATGATGGTAAAGCACTCAGCAATACCTATGCACTCGTTCAACGTGGTTGGACTGGAGTGATGGTTGAAGGCTCTCCAAGTGTTTACGAATTGCTATGTGAGAACGTACCGAGCAATGATATCACCAAGCTCAACATGATAGTAAGCACGGACAACGATGCTGATGTGGTTTTCTACGATAATCTGCAAGCGACTGCCACGATGAACTTGGAGAACGTGCGAAAGTGGGAGAAGGAAACACCGTTCACAACGATACAACGAAGGACCACGCACTACGAGAAAATGCTTGAGACTACCGGGACTGAGTTCGATTTTGTGTCAATTGATGTCGAAGGAGGTAGTGTTGAGTTGTTCTTCGGTTTGTTCCCGATCCTGACTACTGTGCAGTGCTGGTGTATAGAGCATGATAACAATGACCAAGCTATTCGGAAGCTATGCAGTGGGTGGAAAGTATTGTATTTCAATGCTGAAAATATCATAATAGGGCGATGAACGGTTGTAACTTAGTAGTAGCATGGACCAGCTACTACACCTCACAATACTCATCACTGATGAGGACGAATTGACCGGGCAAGACAAGACCTATCGTAGGCGAGCCGTAGTGCCGTATGAATCGATAGGCTACATCTGTGAGGGAGTAGATAAGAAAACGATTGAACTGGTCTTGATTGATGGCGAAATACTGGTATCAGACGAGAAGCTTGATATCATTAGCGAGCAATGGCAGGCTTGGCAGAATGATACTCGTAGATACTTCTTTCAATCGTTGAGCAACTGATGAGCAAAGTAACTAAGTCCGATATCATACGTGACTTTCTCAGGACATATCCAAACAAGGAGCAGATTAAACGAGTCAGGCAGATGGCTCGTATCATCTTAGAGTCAGAGGTAGGTCATCTATTCAATGATATCGAAGACGTGCGTGGAATCTTGCGTAATGTCATCAACCGACCAGAGGAGATGGATTTGTCACATTTTGACAAGTCAATTCTTGACAACTTACCACGAGTAGAGATTGACAATTCAGCATATGTCATCAAGGCTAAAGACATTCTGATACTATCAGACTTGCAATTTCCATACTACGATGCAGATGCTTTTCGCATAGCAGTCAAGTACGCCAAGCAGCAATACAAGAATCTTGACAAGATATTCATCAACGGTGATTGGTTTGATTTCTATCAAGCCAGTGACTATATGAAGGACCCTCGACTCATGCGTGTCAAGGATGAACTTGATGGTGGGTGTGATCTAATCAAGATGCTTCAAGACGAGTTCGGTGTTGACATAGTGCTGAAGTTTGGCAACCATGAGGAGAGGTTCGACAACTACATACTAAAGCGAGCCGGAGAGATGAAGGGCATACCTGAGTTTGAACTGCAAGCCTGCATACTCAGGAGAGTGGAGGACGGTCTCACCATCGTCAAGGACAAGCGCATAGTCAAGATTGGCAATTTGAATGTCCTGCATGGTCATGAATTTCGAAGAGGTATGTCATCGCCAGTCAATCCTGCTCGTGGACTATGGACCAGAGCTATGACCTCTGCTCTGCAAGGCGATTGTCATCAGCCAAGCACGCACTATGAGAAAACGCTTGATGGTAGGATCTACGTGACTTATAGTACCGGGTGCTTGTGCCAGCTTAATGCGACATATATGCCATACAATAAGTGGCTGCATGGATTTGCTCGTTGTCAGGTCGAGGAATCTGGAGAATTTTGGCTTCAGAATCGGATTATAACCAACGGAAAGGTGTTCTGAACTGCAAATATTGCTACTGATACTCAATCAGTTAGCAATATAGTTGTGCTTTCTTGCTTTTCAATGTTGCTAATTACAAAAGTTGATGTATATTTGCTCCATCAAACAACAACATAAACAACAACAACAACAACAAAAACATGAACACTCAAATCTACAACAACAACGAAGCATTCGTAACTGCTTGCAATGCAAACTCAGTAGCACCTACAACTGTGACCTATGAAGGTCAAGAGGTGCAAGGCGCACTGGTGCGTGATGACAATGGTCAAGTGACCATCATGCTTGTGTGTGATCAGGCTGCGTGGGAACAAGCTGAATTCAAAAATAGATATTAATAATATGAAACAACACGAACTCAAACAACTCCGAAGCGACCTCAAATTCGGGGATGTCACAACAATCGCCAACGAAGTAGGATGTAGCACTGCAACCGTGCAGGCAGCAATACGAGGCACTGCGATGACAGAGACCGCCAAGATGGTCATTGCCCACGCGCAAAAGCTTGTGCAGCAACGTGCCGAGCGTATCGAGTACCTCAAATCAGTCATCAAACCACTATACAAGCGCACCGATGATTAGGATGCTCGTCACCAATAGCTTCAGCCAGTACCTGCGCTGGTGTGAACTGCTCGAATCGGACTGTACTAACATATACATCACTGCCAATGGAAAACTCCTCTTTAGTTTTGACCTCTAAGCACTTGACGATGCTTGCAAGCATCATCCGCACCGAGTTCGATGTTACTCAGGACGATGACTATGCAGATGAACTGATTGACCTCGCTGCTGCTCTGGAACTGTATGAGCTGGCGTATGAAATGACAAAAGATTTCAAATTCAGATAACTATGACAACAACAACAAGCCAAGCCACTGGCATCATGTGGCACACGGACTCACTATGGCAGTCCGAAAAGCAGGACAAGATGATTCCTGCGCTCTTGAAATTCCACAAGTCCGAACTGCGAATCTCAAAGGACCGCACTGTCCCGGTAGGTGGCAATCGCACCCGAAGCTACACCACGCTTGACGAGATTCTAAGCAAGATCAAGCCAGTGCTTACCGACTGCGGACTTGTCCTGCACCAGTATCTTGCAGGTGGAGAGGTAGTGACGATGCTCACGCATGAATCAGGGCAGTTCATCGCCAGCAAGGTCGGATTCGTACCAATGACCGGCAACAACACCAACAACCTCCAAAACGCAGGAGGAGGATTGACCTACCTCAAGAGGTACTGTATCTCAGCACTGCTCTGCATCAACGCAGAAGATGACGATGATGGCGCAAGCTCTACCGGGTCTGTACTTGTACCATTGCCTGATGCCAAGATACCTGAAATGAAGAAGTGGATTGCTAATGGCGGTGACATCAATCAAGTCACCAGCAAGTACAAACTCACTGCTCAACAACTCAAGGAGGTGACCAATGACTGATATGCAACACCCACTCGACATTAGAGACCAAGTCATGCTTGGCTCATACGATATAACTAAGGAACTCATCAAGCAGCACGCAGACCAGTTGCTTGAACTCATCGACAACGGTCACACAGATGCCATCTCCATAGCCATCCAAGCCAAGTACCTCACTGAGGTGCTGGAGGCTACTAAGGAGCGCATACGTGAGCTTGTCTGCGATGAGTTGCACAAGTATTCCAAAGGAGAGGAGTGTACCAAGCATGGTGCTACATTCGCTCTCAAGGAGGCAGGAGTCAGCTATGACTATTCAGGCTGCGGAGACCCTACTTGGAATGATTTTAATGATACACTTACATTCTTGAAGGAGAAGATGAAGGAGCGAGAGAAGTTCCTGCGTAGCATCAAAGATCCCATCACTATCGTTGACCAGTCTACTGGTGAGATAATCACTATCAACGCACCTATCAAACGCAGCACATCAACCTACTCTATCTCATGGAAAAAGTAACATTTGAGAATATAACAAATAGGCAATTTGCCTTATTCATGTTCATCACCCTCAGCCAGCAGGCTGAGGGGTGGGCGTACTTCTTGAAGGACAACTTGAAGATGGAGTCTAAGATGATATTAAACCGCTACCTCAACGGTGCAAGGTCTCTCAACAATCACATCAAGGACCTATATGACATGGACGAACTTTCCGAGCATTCCGCAGTATGGGGAGACCTGCTCAAGCTGATGTTCGAACTGCCACTTGAGAAAAAACAACTACTGTACGCAGGCATGGTAGAATTCATTAACGGAAACATACAAATCTCAGATGAACCAACTCAAGCAATCACTCATCCACTACCGGGATGACCTATTCGATAGGTATCTTGACCTCTACCAGCGCATCGAAGATTGGCGCAACGGCAAGTACCAATTCAAGACTCAGCATCTATACAATCGTACCTATGATTATGGCAGGCACAAGAGAGATTTCATACATTTGTTGGAAGCTGAACTCGATGTTATATCTGCCAATCTTCGCAAGCTTGACGATGAGATATGCCCAGTGCCATCAAACCTACCAAGCATCTATCAGCAACTGCGTGAACCAGTATGACCCTACAAGAACTCACCCAAGCAGTCCACGACCTCAAGATGGCTAAGTATCCCCACTGCGCCAAGTTGCCTGAATACTTTCCCACTATACCATTCGTAGCGAACTCAGCAAACTCACTTACTCGTTGCATTGAAGCATACATACGAGTCACTGGAGGCTACGCAGACCGTATCAACAACACTGGAATATACGATGCCAAGACTGGCAAGTGGAGAAAGTCAGGAACTCGCAAGGGGATCGCAGACATCATGGCATCCAAGAAAATCCAGTACGATGACCGTATATTCGCAGTTCCGGTAGCAATCGAGGTCAAGTGGGGCAAGGATAGACTCTCAGAGGACCAACTGAAAATCAAAGCCGAATACGAAGCAGCTGGCGGTGTCTATCTCGTTGCACGTAATTGGGAGCAATTCATTCAAGACTATAATAACATCAAATGACACAAAAACTCACCTACATCTCCATCGGAGTCCTCGCACTCTTATGCGTATGGCTGGCTCTCAAGCCACCACGAATCGAGTACACACCTGCTCCAAGCAATGATTCACTCATCGCTCGCATCGAGCAGTACGAACAACTCAGCCAGTCCTATGACTTGCAAATTCATTCACTTCGTGACTCACTTGAGTTTATATACAAAGAGATTGACCTGAGTCGCAACCGTATCAAAACACTAAAACGTATCAACCATGAAAAAACTGCTGCTATCAGCAAGTATAGTTCTGACGAGCTTATCAAGCTACTCACAGACCGCTACAAGTAAGGACTCACTCGTCTACCTGCCCAAGCGACTTGTCACACTGTTCGTACAAGACCTGATCACTGCCGACTCAGACCGGGAGCAACTGCAACTATGCGAGGACCTCAACGACCAACAAGCTGCTGCGCTGGAGGTATCTGAGTCACTGCGTGGCAGACTTGATGCCAAGATAAAAGCAAAGGATGAACACATCACTGCACTGGAGCAACTCAGCGATGATCAGCAGCAGTCAATCATCAAACTAACTAAGCAACTGAACAAGAAAACAAAAGCCAAGAGACTATGGACCACAGTCGCAATAACGGCAGTATTGGGAGGAATCTTCAATCACCTGAGCTGGAAATATCTGTAAGCCACTACAAGCAAGGCAATATTGAAGCTATCGAATACATACAAGCCAACTCACTGGACTTCTGCGAGGGAAATATCATCAAGTATGTGACAAGATATAAGCACAAAGGAAGACCAAAGGAAGACTTGGAGAAGGCACGCTACTACCTGAATAGACTCCTTGAGCGATACTGACAATTCCCGATTGATGTAACTGGTAACATCCACACTGTGGGGTATGAGGGTTCGAATCCCCCATCGGGTTCAATGACAACCTAAATAGATATAAATATGGAACAACAACAAAACTATGATGCGTTTATTCAACGCAAACAGAAAAACATCATTCATTCAGGATTTGATTTGGATGATTCAGAATTAAACACTTTAATGTTTGACTTTCAAAAGTTTATAGTCAAACGTGCACTAAAAGCTGGCAAATATGCAATATTCGCTGATTGTGGACTTGGTAAAACATTAATGCAATTAGAATGGGCAAATCAAGTTAGTAGATACACAAATAAGCCTGTATTAATACTTGCTCCACTTGCCGTTGCCGGTCAAACAATAAAAGAAGCAATTAAATTTCAGTTGCATTGTGAAAAATTTAAGACGGATATATTTGGATTTGGAGTTTATATAACAAATTATGAGCAACTTGAAAATATAGATTGTAGTATTTTTTCTGGTATTGTTTTAGATGAATCTTCAATTTTGAAGAATTATGAAGGTGCTACTAAAAAATTAATACTTGACTCATTTAGCAAAACTCCATACAAATTAGCCTGTACTGCTACACCAAGTCCTAATGATCCGATGGAACTTGGAAATCATTCTGAGTTCTTAGATATTATGACTCGAACGCAAATGCTATCTATGTATTTTATTCATGATGGAGGTGAAACTGCAAAATGGAGATTAAAAGGTCATGCAACTAAACTTTTCTATCAGTTTGTTGGTAGCTGGTCTATTATGTTAAATAAACCACAAGATATAGGATATGTTATGGATGGGTATGATTTACCAAAATTAAACCTATATGAAAAACAAATTATAACTCCTAAACGAAACAATGGATCATTATTTAATGATGCTATAATATCAGCAACAAACTTCAATCATGAGTTAAGATTAACTAAAATTGAAAGATTAGATGAAGCTGCACGAATAGTAAATAATAGTGATGAAAACTTTATTATATGGATTAAACAAAATGAGGAAGGTGAATTATTAAAAAAATTAATACCTGAAGCAGTAGAAGTTTCTGGAAGCGACTCTCCAGAATATAAAGAGAGGATGCTTTTAGGATTTGCAAATAATGAATTTAGAGTTTTAATAACAAAAACAAAAATAGCTCAGTTCGGACTTAATTATCAAAATTGCCGTAATCAAATATTTGCTTCTTTGGACTTTTCATTTGAAGGATTATACCAAGCCATTAGACGCAGTTATCGTTTTGGTCAAAGAAATGAAGTCAATATTTATTTAATAACAACAGACACTATGAAAAATGTCAATGAATCAATAAAAATTAAACAACAACAATTTGAAATTATGCAAAAAGAAATGAGTGACGCAATCAATGCAAACCTTGCAGGATATTTTGCCAATAAATATGAATTAGATACAATTCCAGATGAAAATGAATGGTATAAAATTAAAAGAGGAGATTCTTGTCAATTAATTAAAGAAATTGAAAGTGAATCTGTACATTACTCCATATTTAGTCCTCCATTTGCATCACTTTATACTTATTCTGACCATATTGAAGATATGGGGAATAGTAGTAATTATAATGAATTCTTTGAGCATTTTCAATTCTTAGTAAATGAAATATTTAGAATTTTAAAGCCAGGCAGAAATGTTTCTATTCATTGCATGAATATACCAACTACTAAATCTCATCATGGTTATATTGGAATTGAGGATTTTCGTGGTGATATAATTCGTTTATTTCAAAAATGCGGATTCATTTATCATTCCGAAGTATGTATTTGGAAAGATCCAGTTATTGCGATGCAAAGAACTAAAGCAATAGGACTTTTACATAAGCAAATGTGTAAAGATAGTACGATGAGCAGACAAGGTATTCCAGATTATTTAGTTACAATGAGGAAACCGGGAATAAATGATATACCAGTAGCAGGTGAATTAGACCATTATGCGGGAGATCTATCAACTTTTAAAAGTGATGGAAATTTTAGTATTGATGTTTGGCAAAAATATGCAAGTCCTGTATGGATGGATATTGATCCAAGTAATACATTACAGTATATGGCAGCTCGAAACGAAAAAGATGAAAGACATATATGCCCATTACAACTTGATGTAATTCATAGAGGTATTCAATTATGGACAAATCAAAATGAAACAGTATTCACTCCTTTTATGGGAATAGGTAGTGAAGTTTATGAGGCAATAATGATGAATAGAAAAGGAATAGGATTTGAATTAAAAGAAAGTTATTTTGATTTGGCTAAAACAAATCTTAAAAATGCTGTAAACTCTAAAACTCAACTATCACTATTCTAATGATAAACATCAACTATGACCTGCTAAACTGCTTCCTGCGCTGCCGTCAGGTCAACGGCATTCCCACCGCAGTCGACATTCTCACACGCATTGCTAAGACCAAGACCACGACCTTCGTGCCACCCGGCTGGAGATGGCGATGATTGATGTATCTTAGCATTAGTAAGTAATAGCCGGTACTTACACAAGACATTCATTATCATCATTACCCAAGTGGGGGAGGAGCGGCTACTCTGAACCTGCTTGGGTTCTTTATTCTATGACCAAACTATCCATATTCGCCACAGTAACTCAAACCAACGTAGGCAAGGAAATATCAATGCTCGATGCATTTCAACGCATACGCACCAATCCAAAGCAACGTGAACTCATACAAGAGATTCGGGGCATAAAAGACAAGAAGCAACAAGACCTACTCAAGAAACGCCTACCAGTCTATACATGGTCAGGCATATTTTCCCAGCGCAACGCAGCATCTATCCAAGAGCATTCAGGACTCATCTGCCTTGACTTCGATGAGGAGAAGCTTCAGAACATCATGCGAAAGCCTGAGTTCATACTATGTTGCTTCCTATCACCACGTGGAACCGGATACAAGGTGATCATACGCATACCTCCAAGCATTGAAGAACATGGTGAATACTTTGATTCGCTCAAGGACTACTTCGACTTGCCTACATTGGATATCAAAGCTAAGGACATTAGCCGTGCTTGCTTCGATTCCTATGATCCCAATATCTATATCAATCTCAATGCTCCGGTATTTCTTAGCAAATCAGTCATAACACACATCGTTGACAAGAAACAAGAAACCACATCACTGGCATTCACCTGCGAGGACCCCGATAGAATTATGCGATACGTCCTTAAAGGAATCGAGAAATCAGCAAGCTTTCGTGATGGTCGCAATAACTTCATCCATCTTTTAGCATCGGACCTCAATCGCTTCGGCATACCTGAATCACAAGCCTATCAGTTCTGCTGCCAGTACCAAGAGAAGGACTTCACAACAACTGAAATAGAGACAACAGTCAGGAGTGCATACAAACGCACAAACGAGTTCGACACCAAACGCATGATAGACAAAGAGCCTATACACTACGCTCGCACACAACTACACCAAAGCAAACCATCATACGAGATTCAAAAGGACCTTGAAACGAAGTACGGCATCAATCCAGCCAAAGCTAATCACATAATAGACGAGGCTTCCAAGAACGCAGATGACATATTCTGGACCGAATACAAGCGTGACGGTAAACCATATTTTAAGATTGACAAGCAGCTCTTGAGAGACTTCTATGTGAAGAACGGAATACACCGATACAAACTCAACAACCAAACGTGGATGATTGTGCAGGTCCTCAACGGTATTGTCAAAGAGATAACTATCGACAACATTCGAGACATAATCCGTGAGCATTTCGAGAAACTCCCAAAGGAAATCGATGGTACTCGCAAGTCAATAATTCAGCAAGCCATCGAAGACCAACTCGATGCCAACTACCTCAAACCTGAGAAGATTGCATGGTTGCCCTACCTCGACATAAATTGGCAGAAAGATGACCGTAGAACTGCGTACTTCTATTTCCAAAACAAAGCACTTGAAATCACCGGGCAATCACTGAAGGAAATTGAATACATCAACCTCCCCAACTGTATATGGCAGGATCAAATCATTCCAAGAGATTTCCATACTGTCACCGACTTAGATTTCAATCATAACGAGTTCCTGCAATTCATAGACCTCATAGGGTGCGCTGGGCAGTATTGCGATAATTTCCAAATGCTATGCAATACCATAGGCTATATTCTACACTCTTACAAGGACCCATCTAATCCTAAGGCAATCATCCTAACTGATGAAGTCATCAGCGACAATCCTGAAGGAGGAATTGGCAAAGGAGTATTCATTAAAGGTATAGCACACATCAAGAACCTCATCACATTTGACGGCAAGAACTGGTCATGGAATAAGTCATTCCTATTCCAACGCATACAACTATCAACGCAAGTCATGGTTTGGGAGGACGTAAGTAAGTCATTCAATTTTGAGAAGCTATTCTCAATCATCACGGAAGGCGTGGAGGTCGAAAAGAAAAACAAAGACACCTTCAAAATCGAATATCCCGATTCGCCAAAGGTCATGCTCACCAGCAACTATGTCGTCAATGGGCAAGGAGCAAGCCACGATAGGCGCAGGCATGAGATAGAACTCAAGCAGTTCTTCTCACCGAAGTACACACCAAGAGACCACTTCGGTCATAATCTGTACGATGATTGGGATCAGTACCAGTGGCAACTGTTCGATAATTTCATGATGTCCTGCGTACATGACTACCTGCGTGACGGATTGGTACGCACCAAACCAAACAATCTGAACTTTAAAAAGCTATTGAATACCGTACCTGAAGAGTTCATAAACTGGTACAATGACTTCATCCCGGTGCATGAATTGTTCAAATGCAGCGAAAAAACTGACGAATTCAAGGCAGCGTTCCCAGATCATTCCAAGATTTCGGTCAAGCAGTTCACCAAGTGGTTGAGCGAGGTTTCCAAATACAATGGGCAGGAATTAGAAAAAAAGCACCTCAGTTCGGGTACTTGGGTCAGAATTACGGTAAAAAGTGAAGGAAACTGACACGAAATGAAGGAATTTTTTTTTTTGCTTCACTATTCAACGCAATGATTCTCAGTATAGTTATAATACTTAGTGAAGGAGTGAAGCAAGGGTTTTATCTTTTTCTTTTATTTTTATTATGTTTTTACGAAACCCTTTTTTCCGTGAAGTTGGAAAAGTTTCCTTCACTCCTTCATACTTGTTATTTATCAATCACTTATGTGATTGTGTTCCTTCATTTTATTTCATTCTTCTTCACTGATGAAGAATTAATGAAGATTCTACTAAGTGCTTGGACGAATCGAATCGTTTCCGATATTTAACGCCAAACCAATATTCAAAATGGATCAGAAGGATAACTCAGGCGCACTGTTCGCCAACAAGAAGAAACAACAAGAAACACACCCGGACTACACTGGCAAGTGCGTTGTCAACGGTGAAGCGATGGAACTCAGTGCTTGGGTGAAAACATCGAAAGCTGGCGAGAAATACTTGTCAGTCGCTTTTAAAAAGCCGTACAACGCCAATACAAGCCCTCAGGCGAACGTTATCCACTTTGGCGGGGGTGACCTACCATTCTAAGACGAAAGTGTCTTAAAACGCTCCGTAAAGCGAAATTCGTTCATAGTTAATTTGTTGTCTGTAGGGGAGGAGTTGTTGCCTCCCCTTATTTATCTTAATTTTATGGATAAAAGAATTAGCGTAATCCACCCCAGCTTCGGAAGGTCCGAGCAGGCACTATTCTGCCATAATGCTTGGGTCATGGCTGAGACCAACTACGATGAGATCGAGTGGATCATCAGCCTATCCAGTAACGACCCTGATGTCGATGACTACTACCGGGTCTTCGACAACGAGCCAGTGACTATCATCGTGGGCGATTCGACCAACATGGTGCAGGCAAGCAACGCTGCTGCTGATCGCAGTCAGGGCGATATCTTGGTGCTGGTGAGCGATGATATGTTTCCAACGCTTGGCTGGGATACCAAACTCATTGAACGCTTCGATGAATATGGCGATGAGCCAGTGGTATTGCAGGTCTTCGATGGAATCCGCAGTGACATAGTGACACTACCCATCATGAACCGACTGGCGTATGAGAAGCTTGGGTACTTGTATCATCCTGCCTACATCTCGATGTTCGCAGACAATGACCTCGCTGAGACCGCACGCAAGCACGGATTCTACCGGGTCGATAAGAACTTAGAGTTTGACCATAGGCACTACACGGTAGGCAAGAGCAAGCTGGATAGAACCTACCAGAAGGAGAATAGCAAGATTGCTTGGGATCATGGGCAACGAGTGTTTGAACATCGCAAGCGCAATGGCTTCCCCATCTAAGGCACTTTGGACAATATTCATCCTGACCATCAATGGCAGGGAGAAGTTCCTGCAACGGCTAAGAGGATTGCTTGATCCACAACTTACGTATCTCGTTGATGTGGTGGTGTTGAAGGATAATCGTGAGTTCTCGATTGGTGAGAAGCGTCAGTATGCAGTTGACAACTGTACCACGAAATACATTGCGTTTATCGATGATGATGATATCATTGCAGGTAGTTATGTTGACAAGATTCTATACTGGTTGAAGCGTGATGCTTATGGTGTTGGCTTCAGAGGAATCATCACCACGAATGGAATGATACCATACGAGTTCATCCATAAGGCAGGACTCAGTTACTCAGAGAAGCCAGTAAGGTATGATGGTGCGATGAGGTACACAAGACCACTGAATCATCTCAACCCGGTGATGACGAGCATAGCTAAGGAGATTGGATACAAGCCTATCAGCTTTGGCGAGGACCGAGACTATTCAATGCGATTGGCTGAGTCAGGACTGGTCAAGGACGATTGCCTTGTCAATGACTATCTTTACTTCTACCAATACATAAGCAATAAGTAATGGCAACATACGATGACTACCCTCAAGCTATAAGCGATGAGGCTGAACGAGGAATCCGATTGAACGCTGAGATCAACAACCGATGCGCTACGCAGGTCGGCAAGATACGAGCGCAGCAACTGGCAAACCGGGAGACTATCACAACGCAGACGGTGAAGCGTATGTACTCGTACTTGAGCAGAGCAGCCGAATACTATGAGCCGGGCGATACTACTGCGTGCGGAACGATATCATACTTGCTTTGGGGCGGTGAGCCTGCGCTGAGATGGGCAGAGAGGGTGCTGCGTGAAGAAGGCGAAATAGAATAGTATATTTGTAGTATGCCATTCAAATCAAAAGCACAGCGAGCGTTTCTATACGCAAGTAATCCGAAGGTCGCAAAGGAGTTCGCCAAGAAGACATCTCCTAAGCAGATGAAGTCTCTGCCTGCTAAAGTGAAGAAGAAGAAATGAAGCTGAAGGAAAAGATAGAACGAGTGCTGAACGAGTACGATGAGTACCAGATGAGGCGAGACTTGGCTGAACTCAGTCCGGGCGAGCGACTCAAGATGCTGGCTACACTTGCTGAGTACATTACTCCCAAGATGAACCGTCAGGAGATCAAGCCGGAGGACGGAAGTATCAACATCAGAATCATCCGTGACTGACATCGACGTCAAGCTCAAGCGACTGCACTCAGGTCAGGAGAAGGTGCTTGGAGATGCGAGTCGGTACAACGTGCTGAAGATTGGCAGGCGATGGGGTAAGACCACGCTTGCGGTGAATGAGTTGCTTCCTCAGGTTGCGCTTGATGGCAAGCCGTGTGCGTACTATGCTCCCACGTACAAGGACCTGCATGATGTATGGCTTGAACTCAAGTACACGCTCAAGCCAATCATCGAGACCAAGAACGAACAGACCAAACAGATGCGCCTGATCACTGGTGGCATTATCGACTTCTGGAGTATGGACGAACCGGACTCAGGGCGAGGTCGCAAGTATGCAAGGGTCGTGATTGATGAGGCTGAGAAGGCGAAGAAGTTCAGGGAGGCGTGGACGCAGACAATCATGGCTACGCTGCTGGACTTCAAAGGCGATGCGTGGATTCTCAGCACACCGAAGTTTGGCAGGACATTCTTCAAGGAACTGTTCGCAAAAGATGATACGAGTTGGTCATCGTTCAACTTATCAACTTACGATAATCCGCATATCAGCCATGAACAGGTTGACCATCTGCGTGAGCAGTTGGATGAGCTTACATTCAGATGTGAGATACTGGCTGAAGATGTTGACCTTGCCAACAATCCATTTGCTTATGCTTTCGATGAAGCCAAGCACGTGAAATCGGTCAACTTCGACCAGCTCCATCATCTGTATCTGAGCTTCGACTTCAACGTGGACCCGATCACCTGCATCGCAGTGCAGCACATCAATGGTTGCATTAACGTGGTGCAGGAGTTCGCATTACGGAACTCTGATATCTATCAGCTATGCGACAGTATCATCGCAGCGTTCCCGAAGGCAAGCTTCATCGTCACTGGCGATGCGACTGGGGCGAATCGGTCAGCGTTGACCAGTGGCAATACTGGATACTATGACGTGGTATCTACTCGCTTGCATCTTGGTAGGGCGCAGATGCGTCAGCCATCGGTGAATCCGAGTATCAGGGATACGAGGGTCTTGGTCAACTCGCTACTTCAGAACTATGCCGTGCGGATTGATTCCTCCTGCAAGGGATTAATAACAGACCTCAAGTACGTGGAGGTGGACGAGGATGGTGATATCATCAAGGACCGAAGCACGGACCTGCGCAAGGCTGACTTGCTTGACTGTTGGCGGTACTACTGCCATAGTTTTCACCGTGATTGGATTCGCTTTTTGTGATGTATATTTGTAATCATGGCAACGAGCTACAACTGCACAATCAAGATTCCAATCATTAGCACTTGGACTAACTCAGGATATTACTTGTGGAAGCAAATCACCTCAGGTTCTGGCAGCGGTTATAGTAGTCTGACTGCACTGCTCGATGACATAGTAGTCACGCTTGACAGTACCTACTCATCGACTACTACATACACGCAACAGTTGATTGGCACGTACACCTACATCACATTTAAGATACGAAGCATGGGCATCGACCCTGCGGTGAGTGCTGATGACTTGGTTGCGTTGAGTCTGCTCGATGATGACGGTGGAACCTTCACTGGCGCATTCGAAGCCGTTGAGGTATGTAACGATTGTATGGATGTCAACATAGCCAACTGCGATGAGAATTTTGATTTGAGTGGTCTCAACGCAGAGAGTCCCTACAAGCTTGTGTTCACCGATAACCAAAGCAACGTGCAGTATACATACTTCGATTCGACAAACGAAGAGGGAATCATCACGATTGACACAACGAACTTTCCCGATGGCGTATTCAATCCATACTCAACGTACACAGTGAGCATCTATGATAATGCAGGCAACCCAATGGTTTTGTCAATGGATGCGGTAGAGTATGATTGCTACCGTCTCACGTTCACACCTAACACAGTAGTATTCGACTAATGATGGACACACTCATATTCTTAATCATCAATTCGCTATTCATCAACGGACTCAAGATTGCGATGGAGGAAGGCATGATACTTGAATGGCTTGGTAAGTGGGGAGAGAAGTGGCTTGGCTACTTATGGATGCCGTTAGGCGGATGTGTGACTTGTATGGCTTCGGTGTACTCGATACCCTACTGGATTACGTTTGATTGGAACATAGCGATGCTCATCATGTATATCCCTGCATTGGCTGCGGTGAATACAATCATCTACAACAAGTTCTTCAGTGAGTGAACTAAACGCATACCTCGTAGGCATCGGGTACTATCCGCTGGGGCGATGCGCTTGCAAAGGCAAGCCGTTCAGATGGAAGAACCGTGAGGGTCACGAGGTGAAGCATTATAAGGATAACAACTGGCAATTGATTGTCGGTGGAATAGTAAGATATGGAAAAATTGAAACTGCGATTGACGAGATTAAGGAATACTATCAGCAACTGGTGGGCGAAGCTCATCACGAAGCTGGGGCATAAGCCTATATGGCAACTGGAGGAGGGTCATGTCATTGAGCCTGCGTTCATCAGTGGAGGAGTGCAATACTATCGGCTGAAGGATTACTTCAACACCTTCTCGATGCGTGGACTGATGGCGTTGCAGGTGTACGAGGAGTGGAACATGAGATTCCAGCGTGAGCATCTGGTAGCTTTCATCGAATCTATGGAGAAGGTCACCAATGATCCGAAGAGTATCAAGATTGGCGAGATTATCAAGTTGGTAGCGATGATGAAAGAAAGGATGGAGTGGATAGTGCCAACGAGTGAAATCATATATAAATTTGCATCAGTAGCGTTCTTCGACAAGAATGAATCACCGTATAGCTATGATCCTGAATACTGCAAGGAGAAGATAGCTCGCTGGAAGGAGGCAGCAGACATTAGCGATTTTTTTATCGTCATGCAGCTCAAGGATATGCTGCCCTTGCCAACGCTATCAGAGCAAGATTTGCGGATCTGTTTGACGGTAATAGACAAGATGGAGGAACTCCAATTGAACAAAGTGCTGGGCAAAAACTCGCCAAGCAAAACGAAGATGGATTTATCCAGCGTACCCTCTTGAATCAGCGGTACGGAGTGAATTGCACCAAGCTCACACTGTGGGAATACTTACTATTGATAGAACACACTTCAAAAACTAAGGACTGATGGGATTACGAATAATATATAACGATGCAACTCAACAACAAAATACATTAATACAATGTGTATTTACTGTTGAAGATATTGATACTGGCAGTACTGTCAATGGTTATTTTTTCTATTTTGATGTTCAAAACTTCTCTTGTGTATTCGACAATGAATATCTGGGCATGGTTGAGTTGATGTTTGGACCGAATAAATTTCAGATAACAGACAGTTATCTTGAGTTTATCGATGGGACTGGTAATCCAGTAGCCGATGCCAAGTCTCTTGCTGACTACGTAATTGATGATGTATCTCAATATTCAGCATGATGGCTAAGTATATACAATACGTTTCGACAAGTAATTTGCTGGGTGCAAGAATACTCGTATCAAATTTCATAATAGAGGATGATAATGGAGCTTTGAACAATTTTAATTTCATCTTTGATGCTACTAAATTTGCTGCGTTTCAACAAGGTAGGTCAATTAATTTTGGCGAGTTGATGTTCAACCATAACAAGCTACAAATAACAGATGAATATGCTGAATGGAGAGATCCGAATGGCGATCCATATATCAATTTAAATGAATTCATTGATGCAGTAGTTGCTGATGTAGCAAGTTTCATTCCCTAATGCCAACATATACCATAGTCGACTTCTCCTCTACTACCGTCAAGGTGACGGTGGACTTGGATGAATATGTCTACAAGAAAGCATACTGCTCGACTGCGGTCTTTGGTGACTACTTGTACTTCTATGCTCATCAGGTTGAGCAGAACTACTTCAGGCAGCAATGGGCGATTGACTACAATGATTGCACGAATCCAGCGACTGCGAGTGCAGCAGCTTTGAAGACTGCGGTTGATGCTATCCTGAACAACTATGCAGTGCCTGCTGGTGGGTATGTGCCGTACGTTGGTGCGACTGGCAATGTTGACTTGGGTGCGAATGGTCTGATCACAGACTTCGTCAGCTTCGACCTGACTCCAGTTGCAGCACCGGGTGCAGGTCAGATAGCATATCAAGGGAATACTGGTGCATTGAGCTACCTGTTCAACAATAGCAACGTGATGTGTAGCATTGGTCAGACTATGCACGCTTATGTGCATAATGGCGAAGCAATCACCATTACCAAAGGTCAAGCGGTGTTCTTGTTCAGTGCTTCGGGCAACAAGGCGAGCGTGAAGCTTGCGAACAATACGAGCGATGCTACGAGTGCTAAGACCTTCGGATTGGCTGCTGAAAACATTGGTGCTGGGCAGAATGGAATGGTGATCTGTCAAGGTGTGATTGATGGATTGAATACCTCAATGTTCACGGCAGGAGATATTTTGTACTTGGGCAACACGGCAGGATCATATACGAATGTCAAGCCGTATGCACCGAATCACTTTGTTTACATTGGAATCGTAGAGAGGGCGAATGCTGGCAATGGTCAGATATATGTGCGTGTGCAGAATGGGTATGAGATGGACGAGATTCATGATGTCGATCTCATCACTACTCCTCCGGTAGCTAACAACGTGCTTACCTACAATGGTACTCTATGGGTAGCGAGCAACGTAGCGTTGGCATCGATGTCGAACCTTGCTGCCAATAGTATCATAGGCAACAATACTGGCTCAACAGCGACACCGATTGCGTTGACAGTGACTCAAGCCACTGCGATGCTTAACACCTTCACAAGTTCATTGAAGGGTCTTGCTCCTGCATCGGGTGGTGGTACTACGAACTTCTTGAGAGCCGATGGAACATGGGCAGCACCGGGTGGAGGTGGTGGAGGTATCACATCGCTGAACGCTCTGACTGGCGCAACGCAGACTTTTGCAGTAGGCACTACTGGTACTGATTTTGCGATTAGCAGTGCAGGAACTACACACACATTCAACATACCTGATGCTTCGGCTTCTGCTCGTGGTTTGGTCACTACCAATACACAGACATTCGCTGGTGCTAAGACATTCAGTTCTGCACCTACCTTCAGCACGATGACTGCTGGCAGCATCTTGTTTGCCGGTACGAGTGGTGTGCTGACTCAGGACAACGCTCAGTTGTTCTTCAATAATACGAATGATACGCTTGGATTGGGAACTGCTTCTCCTACTTCAAAGGCTCATATAGTTGCAGGTACTTTAGCGCAAACAACAAAACAATATGGGTTGCACCTTACTGCAACTTACCCGACAACATATACATACTTACCACGTGGTGTATATGTTGAATTGACTACGGCAGGTAGCCAGACAAATACTTCATACCCACAAAGAGGGATGGAGGTATTGATG